AAGTAACTTCTGCCAAGGCTGCAGGACTTGCCAGCGTGTCATAACTTTGCGCCGATGTTGTCGTACCCGTTAAAACAAACGCATAACGCTGTGTGCCGCTATAGGGAGCCGCAACATACATAGAACCCAGAGCGCCACCCGCAGCAAGCTCGGCCAATATTCCGAGCGCGGTTGTGCCGCCGCGAAATGCCCCAGCCCACACCGTCATCTTGTCAGTAGCGCTAAAGTTAATCGCCGCCGTAGCCATCCCGTCATCAACGCCGTCAAAGCGCAGGTACATCGGAAATCCTGCGGTGTCGTAATCGCTGGCTGTGTTGACGCGCTGATAACGGGTTGCTGTTCCTACGTCTAGCTGTGCGCCCCAAGCATTAAAAACACTATTGATTGCTACGTTTAACCCAAAAGCTATTTGCGTTCCTGAAACATTCCACCCTGCACCGCCCGACGACGTGAACGTGAATCTAGTCGGCGTTGTTGTGACCGTAATTGCTTGTGTGTAAGTGTTGAAATTAAGATCAGAAATTACCAACGACGCAGCCAGCGTGCCGGAGTTTGTCCACAGCCACACCGAAGATGTGTAAGTTTTGCCGACATTACCGCCAGAGGCTGTAATGCTTTGCGTTAAGTCTGCATAACTGACTGTGGCTGCTGCATTTCTAGTCAAGGTATCCGCTGTCAGCGTGCCATCAGGTGCTGTGACACTATTAGCAGACACCGTAAGCACCGCGTTTTTGCCCCACGCAGCATCATCAAACTGCTCCGACTTTGTCAGTAAATTCACGCGCGCCGACACCACTGGCCTGCTCGCTGCTGTGATTTGGCTGGCGTGATTGTTGCGGCCTGACTTATCGCGCATCAAGCCTACAGGCTGTTCTACCGCTGTGACTGCCGTTGCGCCGGCGCTGTCTTGGAATAACGTGCTGAAGTCACTAGGGTCGTACCACGCGCCCTGCTGGTTATTGGCAAACAAAGCCCGTATAGCTTGGCTGATATTGCCTGCACGCAGGAAAGCATCGCGCAAAGGCTCCCGCAACGGCGGGCGAAGCGGTAAACGAAACATCAGTCGCGGTCCACACCAAAGGCTACCGGTGCGGCGAACTTGCGCACGCGGAAAGTTCCTACTGCGTCCAGCACCATGCAAGGTCGAGCGCCGTTAAGTGACCCGATAGTGAAATACTCCAGCCCTGATTTGATCTGAATGGCCACGTTTGCGTGAGCATCAACACTCTCACCAGCGGCGTCTTTCAGGTACAGCGTAGCCGTCTGACCTGATGCCAGCGTGAAATCGGCTGAATCAGTTTGTGCGGTGCTTGATGCGAGTAGTTCTGCCATAAGGTTCTGCCTTTTAGTGTTGTCGGTTATGCCAAAAGCAGCGCTAAGACTGCCTCTTCGTCGTCTTGTTCTGCTTGCTCGATTTGTCTGAGCCGTAGCCCTACCTGCGCCAAAAATAGCTGCTCGGCGTCAATATCCGGCGCATTGATAAGCATCGGTGTCTGTGCCAGCCATTGCCGCATCAGCGCCATAAAAGCCGACTCATTGCCGCCTGCAACCGCTAATTCAGCGGCTTTAATCTCTATCGCTGCTGCTTTGCGTTGTGCAACCTTGCGTTTAGGTTTGAGCCTTGCCAAGCGGCCTGCTCTAGCTTCCCTGATGCGTTGCATCAATGGCTTGAAGGACACGGTGCGGACACCGCCGCTACTCATCTCAAAGCCGAAGCCGCCGCCTGTGGGTGCTGGTGTTGGCTCTACACCTGCGGTTTGCAGGTTGTTCTGGAAGAGCGTTAACAGCACGGTTTATGGCCCGGTGTAGTAGTACGCGGTAATCCTGCTTTGCACGCCTGCCCCTGCGAGCGGTGCTGTGATCGTTGTTGCGGTTGCTGCTGCTGACGACTTAACGGCGTTTGGCAAAGTCTCATCGACTACGGTCTTTGACGTTCCCGCCGCTAATGCATTGCCGTCTGTCCAAGCCAATGCGCCTGGTAGGTTGGTCGAAGTAAACGATAAGGTGGTAGCCGCCGCCGCAACAGCCGTAATCGTCGGGTTGTGCAAGGTAATGCGAATGCGCGTGACGTAGTGGAACTGGCCTGCTGCTGGTGCTGGCAATGTCAGCGTTGCAGCGGTGTTTGCCACTGACAGAGTTGTGACGGCGGTCACAGCGGTGGCTTGCGTGCGCAGTCCGTTGATTGCATCGCCTCGGACACGATCCCAGCTTACGCCGTTGTAAACCATCGAGAAGCCAAGCACTTCCTCAAAATCATTCTCATTGCTGCGTGCGTCTTGCGGCCTGACTGATGCGCCCTTACCGTAAGCTTTGTAGAGCTTGGTTTGCAACCTGAAAGCTGTTTGTGCCGTCGCACCGTTGGTGTAAACGACGCGGAAAAAACGTGCCGATGCGCCTACGCTAAAGGGTCTTCCGGTTGTCGCTGGAAGGGTGAAAGCGTCTATAGAATCCCAGTTTGTGCCGTTGGCTGACTGCTGAAGCTGCAAGCCATCTACAGCGCTCGGCTGGTCTGCAAACACCAACAGGCGAACATCGGCAAATTCTGTAATGTCTTCGGCAGGGCCGGTGAACACTCCGTTTGCAGCCAGGGTAACCGCCGTGCTGTTGACCGTCGAGATGATGCCGCTGGCCGTGATGGATAGCGCGCCGCTGACGGGTACAGCTGTCGCGCGAAGCTGTGTATCTGTCAATGCCAGCGTGTTTGACATTGTGATTGGAACGGGCGTGGCCCTAAGCTGTGTATCTGTCAGCGCAAGCGTATTCGACATAGTGACAGGCACTGGCGTAGCGCGTAGCTGCGCATCGGTTGCAGGGCCAGATACTGGCTGTGTAGTTTGAAAGAATGCGCCAGCTACCGGCATCGGATTAGCCGCTGAAACGTCAGTCGCAAAGCCGTCTGCGCCAAACTCTACTTTTACGCGCTGGTGCTTGACGCCCAGAATGTCGTCGGACGCGATAACGTCGCCGCCTGTCGCTGCGTTGAGGGTTGTATTGTCAGCCATCGTTACCTGTAAATATTGGGTTACTGCACACCGACCACACGGCCAGCAGCATCACGAACGATCTGTTTGGGCCTGCTTTGCGCATCGGCCAGCATTGCCAGGGCTTGCGTAATCGCGGCCATCGGGTCAGGCTTTTGCATTGCCTCGCCGGTTTCAGGGTCGTAATCGTTCGGGTCTTCAATCGGGTGTGCAATTTGTGCAACCGTGATCCGCGTGGAGTTGTCGGCGTCAATCTTGTAGCGGTCAAGCTGCAATTGCAGGTCGGCAAGTTCGCGCTTGTGCTGCGCTGTCATCATTTCACGCTCACTGTCGCGCTGGTCGTTGGAGGCTTGTAGTTCAAGGTTCGCCTGCACTTCCTGCAATTTGGCGCTGGCTTTAAGCTGCTCCATTTCCATGTTCTGGCCCGATTCGGCTTGAAACTTCTGAGCCTCTGCTTGCAGCTTCATTTGCGCAATCTGGACAGCAGGATCAGGCGGTGGCTGTTGTGGCTGCACTTGCTGGTCTTTCGGGTCTGCGTAGAAGTCGCCAATATTCTTGAAGCCAGCGTTCTCGATGAGCTTGGCTTGCGTGTTGTAGATTGACTTCGGTTGCACCAACAGCGGGCCAAACGGTGACTGCGAGAGCGCCATTTGATTCTGGAATATGGTTTGTAGTGCGACTTGTTGCTGCGCTTTATCACCAGTGCCAAGACCGACATTGATCGTCATGTCGTAGGAATCACGCCATTCGTTCGGGTCATATTCCACGAACTCATTGCGAAGACGAAACGCTACCTTTTCCATCTCACCGTCTGTCAAAAGGCACAGAATGCCCTTGAATATCGGTTTAAGCAGCGTTTCAGCAAAGATACGGGCTATTAGGTCAATACGTGCTGCAGCGGCGTTAGCGGTCTGCTGTACCTCTACGGCTGTGCGGTCGTTTCTAAGGACGTTCTGGTCCATCTGCGTAGAAGGTGAAACGCCGGTACGCTTTGCGCCCATTTCGTCCACATAACCCAGCAATGGCAGCATCTGACCGCCAACAAACGGGACAATGTTCTGACTCAAAGCATCAGGCCGCGACTTGCGCAGAATGCCACCGGGTCGGCTGTCAAGCAGGTCATCAATGTTGGCAAACGGCGCGTTGTTGCTGTCGGTTAGAACTTCGGTGCGTGGGTTGTTAGCCAGATACGCGCTGTTCACCATCTGCCGCGTTAGCTCGGTCTTCAACTGCTGCAAATCACTGACAGTTTCAGCTACGCTCATGCCGTCCCAGCGGTGCGCAATCAGGATTGGCGACGCTGTAGCGATAGGAACCTGCGCACATTCCTCATTGCTCAGAATCTTGTCTTTGAGGCGGTACACACAACGACGTTCTGCAATGCCGTCGCCGTCATAGTCAACCAGCACGAACTCGATCCGCAGGTAGCCTTCGGTCAAGCTGTCGTCATCGGTCTCCTGCAGTTGCTTGCCACCGAATATCTCTGAGCCACTGTTTGCGCGGTTTTGACGGAATGACGCATCAGCACTAACACCGGCATCGTCGGAGCTATCCAAATCCTCAACCGTCACGCCCTTAAAACCCATCTCCGCAAGGTCGGACAGCGTTACGCGCATATTGCGTGCGACATAAGGGCAGTCGTCCAGCAAAGGCGTTGTCCAATCACGCTTCACCAACAAGTCTTCAGGCGGGAAAGCCTCTACCTTGATCGTCGTCTTGTCTTTGTAGCTGCAGATTCTGGCGTTGTACAACTCAGGGCCAAACACAGGCTGGCCGGTGTACGGGTCAATCATCGGCCGACCGTCTGGTCCTGCTATCGGCTGCGGTTTAAGCGGTGTAGCGGCTTCAATCTCGGCATCATCACCGGCTTCTTGCAGCAGCATTGTGAGCATCTCAGCCGTTGCACCCTGTACCGGCGTGACGTCCTTCGTGCGCTTGGTTTCCTTACGCCACATCACGGCGCAGTTCTTCACCAGCAAAGCGTCTTTGAACGCGGTGTACAGCGTCAGAAAGCCGGGGTTTGACTTGTAGAAAACGTAGTTGCACGTGTCTGTCGCTTGCTCAGCGGCTTTCACGTCCTCTTGCTTGCTTGGCTCGAAGCTGACAGCCTGGTCAGTGCTGGTGAATATCTTAAGCAGGCTTGGCAATATCCATTCCACTGTGTCCTGCACTTCAGACGTGACAATGCTGGACCAGCCTTCTTCTTCCGTGCCGTAGGGCTGACGAAAATACTCCTTCATTGCCGTCTCACGCTCAGTACCCAGGCGACCCCACGTGAATGCGGCGCTGTCCTCTTCGAGCGTTTGGCAGTGGCTAAGTAGCTGGTCCTCGGTCATTTTTGCCATTACTGCGCCTTGATCCTGTTAATGCTTTCGCGCAGCTTCCAGGTGTCCCGCTGTCGGGTCAATTCCTGAATCTGGTGGCGCATCTCGTGCATGGTGGCAAATCGTGCGTCTGCTTCATTGCGAATGGCTGCGTACTTCTGGCCCATCGCCCAGATTCCGATACGCATACACAATGAAAGGTAAAGCTGGCGCATTACTTGGCCTTAATCTTTTTCTTGTCAGCGAGAGCAGCAAGGCGTCTGGCTGCAATCATTTTTTGATTGGCTTGGTGGGCCTGCGCTGCGCTTTTGTTTGATTCGTGCTTGTAATACATCATTTGCCTTTTTTAGATGCGCTAGGCACTTCAATCGCGATGGTCTTGGGCGTTGGCATCAAGTGCTCTGCAATCGCTTCAGCCGCGTCAATACGGCCACGGCCCAGCATCTTCAGGGCTTCGATCAGTTGTTCTTTGGTCATGCTTTTTCTTTCATTGTTTGTAGCGCCTTGAGAAACAGCAACGCAGTGCGGTCTATGTTTTCGCTTGAAGCAACATCCAGCCCGGTCACATTGTTGAGATGCGCCAGTATCTGTAGGTAGGTCATCGGCCCCAACGTTTTATTCAGCGCTGGCTCGTTTTCCTGCACCCAATTCTTGAGAATTTGGAAGCTCATGCAAGCCTCTTACGTGTGTATTCAATTGGTTTCTGCGGGCCTGCGTTGCCCATTTGGTCAACAGCCATAGCTGCGTACCTAAAACAATCTGCACCATGCGAGTGCTCGTCGTGTAGCGGTGCGCCTGCCTCGCTGGTTCGCTGGTTTATGGAGCGTTGATACCGCTTCAAATGCTCTAAAAGGTCGGCCGTCTTGGTGTCGTCAAAGTAAACACGCGGAAACATCAGGCGAGCGGCTTTGATGCCCTCTTCGATGCTGTCAATCGGCAATACAACCGGCTTACGGCCCATAGCCTGCAGGTGTTCCTCAGTGCTTTTGCCGGTCTTGAAGTCACGCGCCCTACCGTCGTGCGGTATGAAGTCGCTACCCCAGCGCCACGGACGTTTCTCAATCTCTGCGACGTAGTAATCAAGCGTGCGGTGGCTGTCTTCGATGTAGTCAATGCAGCGTACTTCAGCGCCTGACCGTTGAAAGAAGCCGATGCACATGCTGTCGTTCCAGCCCAAGTCCCAAACGGTATGAACAGCTAACAACGGGTCATACGGCACAGGACGCACGCGCTTTTCTGCGTACAACCGTTCGATCTCAAAGCGGTAAATAGCGCCCTCAGACACCCGTTTAGGCTCGCCTTCCCAGATGTTAGAGTAGTTGTCAGGGTCGCGGCGCTGCGTCTCCTGGCGCTCCTTCTCCAATACTGCGGGCCACCACGGGTTATCACGCCAATTCATTTGAACTACAAACGCATCAGCCGGGGCTTTGACGACAAAACGCTGATAGGTTTCGTCGGTTTCCATGTCGGGATTTAAGGTAATCCAAACCTCCGAACCGTCCTTGCGAATGGTCGGCGTTAGCACGTCCCATGATCGTTTAGTAACGGTCTGAGCTTCTTCAACCCAAACTCTATCGACACCCTCAAACGACTTTATCGACTCAACCGTGTGCTGTGCCAAGCCTGCAAACAAAAACAAACTGCCATTCTTACAGCGGATTTCAGTGTCCAGCACTTCATACATATGACCCAAGCCCATAGCCTGAATCTGGTCACTCAATAGGCGGTGTACTGAGTCCTTGATCGACTTCTGAATCTCCCTGGCGCAAAGCACACGCAGCGGCTTCTGCGCAGCCTCGATTAGTAAAGCGCGGGCATAACCCCAAGACTTCGCACTGCCACGGCCACCATGCGCCACCTTCAGGCGGTTTGGCGTGAATAGCGGAGCCAGCTTTGCGGGAAGTTCGACCTTCATTAATAGTCGCCATCGCGCGAAACCACAAAACTATTGCGAACCATCGGGATTTCTTCAGCGCAAATCTGCTCGCATTGCAGGCCAGATTTATCCAACTCGATACGGATTAATGTTTCTGCCTCATTCAATGAATCAGCAAACACAACCATACAAGAGCCAATCCAATGCCCCTCACCTTCGTGTTTGAATAACTTCACGATTGCCCAACGAAGCTAACCGTCAAACTATGGTCAACCGGCCCGCCGTTTGCTCCTGTGTGTTCGGTGCGGTTTAACTTAGGCGCGGCGTACTCGGCCAGCTTTGCCAGCATGTCCAGCGCTCGTGCCGGGTCTGCCTTTGTATCGCCGTGACCTTCTGCAACCTGTGCAAGCCACACAGCGACGTTGGAGGCGTTATCACTCAATAGCTTAGTGACTGTCTCCCTAAACTCAACCGTAGCCGCGTTGGGCTTTCCTGCTACCCTGCCGCCTGTTTTGGCTAGCCCTTTTGGTCGGCCAGCCATATCAAGCCTTTTCCAGAGTAGATTGCGCGTTTGCCCACATGCGCAGCAGTGATGAAACCTCGCCGGATGTGGTTGCGACAAATTGACCTCTGGAGCGGAGGTCTTGAATCAACCAGCCATTCTCGATACGCCTAATCATTAGTTGGTCGTGGGCTGGATTAATTTGCTCTCGTTTCTTGGCTGTAGCCATATTCGTTCCTTCGGGGCCTTTCGGCTTATCCGCGCCATACGCGCAATGAAAAAAGCCCGCTTGTTTAACGCGGGCTGGTCGTTGTTGGTTTCTCGCCTGTTGGTAGGCGATTGGGTAGCGGGCCTTTGATCGGCTCGCTGTTGGTTTTGCGGCAATACTGCACAGAATCCTCTGGCTTGCATCCAAACTTGCATTTGTAAAACGCGGCCATGTCTGGGCAACTGCATTTGGCTGTTGGTTTATCCATGTAGGTGCGCGGTGACAATCTCTCGCACTGCTGCGGGGTCTGCCTTGCTAATGGCAATGACTTTGCCAATGATGGCGTTCAGTGCCTTGAGCTTGCCGCTCTTGTATTGCTCGATCAAAGGCTGGTCTACGTCCTGCAGTGCGCAAAGTATGCGCGGTGTATCAAGGCGTATTGATTTGCGTTTGGCTTGTCCTGCTCGCTTAGCTCTTTTGTGGCCTGGAAGCGTGATAGCTCGCTTACCTGCCATCCAGCGACTAGCGCAGGCTCTGAGGTCTGCTTCAGGGAATCTCATTAGGATGCGGCTTAGATACCAGCCAACAGCGTGCATTTGCTCAACGCTTAGTTTGTGCCTGATGCGACATTCAACCGCGATTGTTATTTCAGGTTGTTCGCAAATCTGCATTGACAGCCTTTAATCAAAACCCATCGGGTTTACGCCTAGGCGCTGGGTTCAACCGTTCCCGCCGTGTAATCGGTGCGATGCCGTCGGAGATACAGCAGCGTTTAGCCGCGCTGCTCATGCTCACACTGCATGATGACTCGGCTTATAGGTGCGGGCGCGCTCTCTTTGCGTGTAGCTTAGGAGTGTGTGAGCGGCCCGCTTAACGAGAAAAGCCGCCTGATATTGCTATCGGCGGCTTAAATTGGTGAGTCTCTCGCTAGACCCTGGGTACAGCTAACCTGTACTGAGGTTTAATTTGATGGCACGGTGTCGAACCTTGCTAGCGCAGGCCGTTAGACCAGGCTTTCCACTATCATCAAAACGGCGGCTGACTGTGCGCTCCACCGGGTACTCCCAGTAGCAATCAGCCTGCGTTTTGAATGTGGTTCTGCAATTGCTTACGCCCCACATCTATATATTACGTCTATTTACTGGCCTGTCAAGATTTATTTTCCATAGGACAAGCCCGAGGCTCCTGACCCTGATTATTCGGGTGTTAGTGGAATCCTCTCATGCAGACCATAGTTGGCCCTCATGCTCGCTTAACGTCGCATTCAAACTATCCAGCGCCCTAGCGTGGGCCAAACGTCTTGTCAGTATGCATTGCTGGTTTTGTG